GTTAGCGGCGAGACGAGCGCGCAGGTCGTGGAGGGCGTGATCGCCGTCATCCAGGCGCGGCAGCGCGCGTGGTGGCGCACGCCGCTCGACGAGGGCGGTGGCGGCTCGCCGCCCAGCTGCTCGTCCAGCAACGGCATCGTGGGCATGGGCGATAACACGCTCCAGGGCTCGACGGAGGTCGAGCACGACTGCGCCACGTGCCCGTGGGGGCAGTGGAAGTCTGCGCGCAAGGGCGGCGAGGGCAAGGACTGCAAGGAGTTCGCGCGCCTGTTCGTGTTCCGCCCGGCGAGCCGTCTCCCGCTGATCGTGACCGTGCCGCCAACCAGCCTCAAGGCAATGCAGCAGTACGCGATGCGTCTGCTGGACGCCGGTCTGGAGCCCTTCCGCGTCGTCACGCGCCTCAAGCTCGTGAAGGACAAGAGCGGCAGCGGCATCACGTACTCGAAGATCGCCTTCGAGTTCGCTGGCGCGCTGCCGAACGACGAGGCAGAGCGCATGCGTGACGTCGCGCGCATTCTCAAGAGCGGGCTGGCGTCGCGCGTCATCTCGGTCGAGGCGTCCGATCTGACTGGCAGCGTCTAGGAGGCAACATGGACAGCCGGGAGTTCCTTCTCGCGCTGTTCGGCGACGCCGTGTCGTCCGACCAGCTGATCGTGGTATGGGGCAAGGCGTCGGGATCGCGGTGGTGCGTCACGGTCGATGAGGCCGTGCGCACCACTGCGCTGTGCACCGACAAGGAGGACGTCTACTTCGGAGTAGCGCTCCAAAGCGCGGCCGCGCTCAAGGCGTCCGGCGCGACGATGCACGAACGCACGCGGGGCAAGGCTGCAACCACGGGCGCGCTCGGTGGGCTGTGGCTGGACATCGACGTCGCCGGGCCTGGGCACGCCAAGGCTGAACTGCCGCGCACGCTGGCTGAGGCGCGTAAGCTGCTGTCGTTCCTGCCTGCGCAGCCGACGGTCGTGCTGGCGACGGGCGGCGGGCTGCACGCCTGGTGGATGTTCACGGAGCCCTGGGCGTTCGAGAGCGCCGAGGAGCGCTCGAAGGCGGCTATGCTGGCGAAGGGCTGGCAGGATGTCGCTGCGACGGCGGCGAGTATCCACGGATGGACGCTGGATCGCACGCACGACCTGTCGCGCGTCCTGCGGTTGCCCGGCACGGTCAACCATAAGCACGGCTGCCACGTGGAGGTGCTCTCTGCTGGCGGGCCGACGTACAACCCGAGCGACTTCGACGTGTGGATGCCAGAGCGCGTGGCTCAGGTCGACCTGTACGACACGAGCGGCGTCGTCCAGGCGCACGGCTTGGTCATGGACCCGGACGCTGAGCCGCCCGCTATGAAGCTCATCGCGCTGCTCGATCTGAGCACGCAGTTCGAGAAGACGTGGCGTCGCAAGCGCCGCGATCTTCCGAGCCAAAGCGAGTACGACCTATCGCTTGCCAGCCAGCTCTCGGACGCTGGCTGGACGGAACAGGAGATCGTCAATGCCCTCATCGCACACCGCCGCGACGGCGGTGCCGACCCCAAGCTCCGCTCTGGTTACTACGCCGCCACGCTGGCGGCATGCAAGCGCGGCAAGCAGCGCGCCGATGCCAGAGGCCGTCTCAACGAGCGGACGACCGAGCAGATGTTCCACGTGGAACAGTCTGGCGCTGAGAGCGGACCCAAAGCGGACCCCGGAGCGGCCTCCACGGTAGTCCAAACAGGGTCCGCTCCCACGTCCGCAGGGTCCGCGCAGCCCGCGCCCGACCGCGCGGCCCTGCTGGCTGACCTGAGTGCTGCGCTCGGCACAGAGGTCCTCGGGCTGCTCAGGTACCCTGGGGACCCGCCTACGTTCACGTTGAAGCTCGGAGCTGGAGACATCACGCTAGGAGCTGCTGATTGGGTGCTGAGCTTCCGCGCCGTCAGGCTGGCCGTTGCCAGCACGGTCGGTGTGCTGCTCGACCCGATGAGGAACCACGAGTGGCTGCCTTTAGCGCGCACGCTGCTGTCCTTGGCTGAGACGCAGGATCTTGGCGACTACGGATCGAACGCCAGGATGACGCGCAACTGGCTGCTGGCGTACATCCGGCAGCGCGGCGTGGCCGAGAGCGTGGAAGCTGGTATCCGTGGCCGCATGCCGTTTGACGGCCCGCACCACAGGACCTACATCCGCTTGGAGGACTTCTCCAGGTGGATCAAGGTCGAGGGCGACGTCCCGTCATCCCGCGTGCTGGCACGCTGGCTGCGTGAGGCTGGCTGCGTGCCCTGGACAGTCGGCTACACCGACACGCGGGGGCGCCGCACGACGGCCGGTGCGTGGCGCATCGCCTCCGACCTGATGGTCGAGCTGACGCCAGATGAGCGCTACCTGCCTCGCCAGCACAGGTCCGACCAGACCGCCGCTGAGCGCTCAAACGACGCCAGCGAGGCCGTCTAACAGCCTCCGATCGCCAGCCCCCTCTATTAGGGGGGGGTCACATCACTTTGCCTCGCATCAAGTCGGTATAGGTAAACAGCTAAACACCGCCGTAAGTCACTATCGTCCAAGCGGTTACGGCAACCGACGACGCCTAAAGCAATAGTAAAGCGTTTCCGGCCCCAGCCCCGGAGTTGCACAGATGAACGAACACCGCATCCACGGTCCACCTGGAACAGGTAAGACCACCACGCTCGCTCGCTGGGTGTCGAAGGCGGCAGAGCGCTTTGGGAGCGACGCGGTACTGGTGTCGAGCTTCACACGCGCCGCCGCGCTGGAAGTGGCGTCACGCGGGCTTCCGGTCGCCGCCGACAACATCGGCACCTTACACGCTCTTTGCTTCCGTGCGCTCGGACGCCCAAGGATCGCAGAGGGAGCGCTCTCCGAGTGGAACGAGTACGCACCTGAGTACCAGCTGTCAGCTGGGCGATCCGCTGACTTTGACGACTTTATGGCGTTCCGTGGTGAATCGGCGACGGATGGCGATTCCCTGATGTTGGAAGCGCAAGCGCTACGTGCGCGTATGCAGCCTGTAGAGCGCTGGCCTGAGCGTGTGCGTGCGTTCCAGGAGAAGTGGTGTAAGTGGAAGCAACACGCCTGCATCGTCGACTTCACCGATCTGATCGAACTCGGGCTGCAAACACTCCACACAGCTCCTGGTGACATCGCTGTCGGATTCTTTGATGAGGCGCAAGACCTCTCGCCGCTGGAGTTGGCACTCGCGCGTCAGTGGGCCGCCAGCATGGAGTACGTGGTCCTCGTCGGTGACGCTGACCAGTGCATCTACACCTTCAAGGGCTCCACACCGCGCGCCTTCCTGGAGCCCGACATCCCCGCTGAGCACAACAAGGTGCTCGAAGCTTCCTTCCGCGTGCCACGCGCCGTTCATGCCGTGGCGTCCAAACTCATCGAGGAGTGCTCGTACCGCTACCCAACCAGCTACTTGCCGCGTGACGCTGACGGGTCGTTCGAGCGCAGCGCCGCCAGCAGCAGGAACGTCATCCAGCTGGCCGACGAGGTTGAGGACGTGCCCCCGTTCTCGACGTGCATGGTACTTGCCTCGTGTGCGTACATGCTCAAGGGAGTCACGCGCGAACTGCGCGCGCGCGGCGTGCCCTTCCACAACCCGTACCGCAAGACCAACGGCGCGTGGAACCCCATGCGCGGTGGCGTGGAGCGCACCAGGGCGCTGCTGGCACCGTTCCAGCGCGGACGCGAAGGTCAACACCCGGGCTGGACGTGGAGTGAACTACACGCTGTTCTAGACGCATTGGCAGCCAAGGGAGCCCTCAAGGCTGGAGCCAAGGTCCTAGCAGCCGAGTACGCCAAGGACCGCCGCACCACGCGCGCAACGGTGTCCATGACGGATCTGAGAAGCCTGCTGGAACCGCAAGCGCTCGACGACCTGTTTGCATGTGCGAATGACCAGCAGCGGCTCAACTGGCTCGACCGTCACCTGCTCGGCTCCAAGCGCGAGCTGTTCGACTACGCCTTCGAGATCGCTCGACGCCACGGAGCCGCTCGCCTGTTCGCAGACCCCAGCGTAGTCGTCGGCACCATCCACAGCGTCAAGGGCGCTGAGGCCGACACCGTGTTCCTCATGCCCGACCTGTCCATGTCGGGCTTCGACGAGTGGAGAAGGGCTGGCGAAGGGCGCGACAGTGTGCTACGCCTGCTCTACGTCGGGATGACACGGGCTCGGGACTCACTGGTCCTCTGCGCGCCAAGCGGGCCGCTTGCAGCTGAGACCGGTGACAGGTAAACCCACGCTGCGGGAGGCTGCGCTGGTATGAGGCATGAGGACAACCAAGACCGCATGGTGCGCTACCCGCGCTGCCACATGGCCGTCAAGGCGTGGCAGTACGACCAGCACGCCACCTCACAGCACCTCTACTACGACGGTAAGCCGCTACCGATCGCGCCGCACATCCCGGTCGCGCGGAGCTGGCTCAGCAAGCACTCAGGTGTTGGCGACATCAAGCCCGACGAGTGCCCCATCAAAGACATCAAAGGCCAGTTGATGCTGTTCGAGCAGCAGATCGAGAGAGACTGACGCTGTGACGGTGTTCCTGGATCAGGTCGGTGGTGCCGCAGCCATGAGGTTCTTTGAGCGCTGCGCCCGCCACGTCGATCTCGACATCAACCAGTGTGCTACCGTCGCAGCCGCCGTGCTGAATCGGCATCGCGGCGCAAGTTTCGCAGCCAGCATGACGGCACCGCACGATGCGCTGATGAGCCGGTGGTATGCGTCGCTCGGACGTGGAGCACCAGACTTCTCCGTGTACAACGACCACATCTACGCCGCCGAGCTGTGGATGTGCTGGGAGGTTTACAGCAGGAAGTACCTGCGGTCGCTCTCGGCGCCTAACTCGATGGCCGGTACGACCATCACACAGGCGCTCTCATGGGTGCGCTCGGTGGTCGACTTCGGATGCGGCGCCGGGTACACCACCGCTGCGCTGCGCGAGATGTTCCCCTCTGCGCGCGTGATGGCTACGAACATCGGCGGCACGTTCCAGTACGCCGTTGCGGGCGAGATTGGCAGAGAGGTCGGCTTCGATGTCAGCGAGAGGTTCAGCGTCCCCCGCGTAGACCTGGCCTTCGCGTCCGAGTTCTTCGAGCACTTCGCATCACCCATCGAAGCGCTGAGGGACCACCTGGATATGTACCAGCCAACAGCCATCTTGGCAGCCAACGCCTTCACGGCTCAGGCGATCGGGCACTTCCCTTCGTACTGCGTTGACGGGAAATACCTCAACGGCGATGCAACCTCACGCGCGTTCGGGGCCGAGATGCGCGCAAGAGGATACTCCAAGCAACCTACAAGGCTGTGGAACAACAGACCTAGCCTGTGGGTCCGAGACGGTTCAGCAACCCCATAGGTGGCCAGCAAATGACTGACGACATGAAGGTAGAGAGCGTTCCCGTTGATGTCCTCGTCGAGGACCCGTCTAACATGCGTGTCCACACAGAGCGCAACATCGAAGCCATCAAGGGCAGCCTGCTGCGCTTCGGCCAGCAGAAGCCTCTGATCGTAGGCTCCGACAACGTGGTCATCGCTGGCAACGGAACGCTGCGCGCGGCGCGCGCGCTCGGGTGGAAGACCGTCAACATCGTCAGGAGCAACCTGACTGGAGCCAGCGCCATCGCGTTTGCCGTCGCCGACAACAGGACAGCCGAGCTGGCTGACTGGGATACTAAACCACTCGTTGAGCTGCTGTCCACGTGGGATGAAGCCGATCGCTACAGCGTCGGCTTCGACAGGCTCGACTTCGCCGAGTTGCAGTCCAGCTTGGTCGGTACCGTTATCACAGCCGATGAGCAGGTGAAGGAGGCGTGGCGTGGCATGCCAGAGATGACACAAGAGGATCTCTGGGACAAGCGACGTGTCGTCGTGAAGTTTCTCACGGACGAGGACGTGCAGGCGTTCGCAGCGCTGATCGGGCAGACGATCACCGATAAAACAATGGCTGTCTGGTATCCCAAGCAACCAGGAGACAACGCCATCTCGTTCAAGTACGTCGAGAAGCCGCTCGCCAATACAGCCGCCAGTGATGCCACCAAGGCGTAGCATGGCTCTCACACCGCGATACCCCGTGTTCATCCCGTCGAAGGGGAGATTCGAAACCCGGTTGACTGCGCGCGGCTTCGATCTGTGCGGAATCCCCTATACCATCTTTGTTGAGCCGCAAGAGTACGACGCCTATGCAGCCGCAGTCGGCACCGAGAAGCTGCACAAGCTGCCGCACAGCAACAAGGGCGTCACCGTCACTAGGAACTACATCTGGGACTACGCGGCGTCGCTTGGTGTGAAGCGCTACTGGTCCTTTGACGACAACATCGGTACGACCTCACGCCACCAAGGAGTCTGCTCGCTGTGGAGGTTCCACCGCAACAGCAAGATACCCGTCAAGTCCGCTGCCCCGCTGTGTGCCATCGAGGACTGGGCCGACCGGTACCTCAACGTCGTCGTCGCTGGCATGAACTACTTTATGTTCGTGCCGCGCAAGAAGGTGCTGCCGCCGATCTACCTGAACACGCGCGTCTACAGCAACATGCTCATTGACACCTTCGCGTGTGGCCGCAACGGCAGGCTGTATCGCTTCAACACCTACTACAACGAGGATACCGACCTCTGCCTGCGCATCCTAAAGGATGGCCGATGCACGGCGCAGTTCAACTCGTTCCTGATCTACAAGCAGACGACCATGAAGATCAAGGGAGGCAACACGCCTAACTACCAGAAGGATCTTCCCGGCTCGCAAGACGGCCTGATGGCGGATGGCAGGTACCGCATGGCCAAGGAGCTGTACGACGCGCATCCAGACGTCACACAGATCACGCGTCGCTGGGGTCGCTGGCAGCATTGGGTTGACTACTCAAAGTTCCGCAACAACCTGCTGGTCAAAGACCCGAGCGTCGTCATTCCAGACACGCCGAACAACTACGGCCTTGACCTTGAGGTTGTTGAGAAGGCGCTGCGGCGCGGGTGACATACATGCGTTGTAAAAACCTAGCGGGGCGACATGATCCACGGTGCTGATGACGGAGACGGTGCTGAGTATGGAGGCCGTGGCAAGCCGCCTCCTGCCAAGCACTTCTCGTGGATCGAGCCGTTCCTGGTGAAGCTACGCGAGACGAGAAGCGTCTCAAAAGCGTGCCAGTCGGTTCATATATCGCGCACGCGTGCGTATGCGTACCGCGACTCAAACAGCGAGTTCAGAGAGCGCTGGGACGAGATCATCCAGACGTGCATTGACGATCTGGAAGCCAGCGCGCTCAAGCGTGCAATCGAGGGGAATCCGAAGCCGTTACTGCACAAGGGGCAGCCGATAATGGTACGCGCCACAGACGGCACCATGCAGCCGCTCATCGTGCGCGACTACGAGACCGCGCTCACGATCTTCATGCTCAAGGCGCTGCGGCCCAAGACCTACTTCTTGGAGAAGCAGCTTGAGATCACTGAGAGCGCTGCGCTGCTCAACGCGCGGCGCATCCGCGACGCTCGCGCGCAGATTGAGAACATGGTCCCAGATGTAGTGGCAGCCGCTGGTGGCAGTGATGACCAGGTAGGTGCCGTGTGAGTGCCACCGGCGGAGGGGCTGTTGATGGCACCAACGGACGTGCCGTCATAGTGCTAGGAGTGGCGCATGGCTGAGGAGCTTTTGTCAGAGCGGTGGGAAGCGTTCCGCCCGCACCCTGTGCAAGCAGCTCTATGGAGAAGCAAGGCGCGCTTCAACGTCATCGAGGCTGGACGCCGAAGTGGCAAGACGCAGCTGGCAAAGCAGGATGCCGTGCGCTGCTTGCTAGATGCAAAGCGCTTCGGCTGGCTTGGCGTGCTCGCTGCTCCAACGCGAGACCAAGCCAAGGCGATCTTCTGGGAAGACCTCAAGATGCTTGTACCTGGATGGGCAATCGCCTCGTTCAGCGAGAGCGAGCTGGCGATCCGCTGCATCAACGGAGGCATCTTGCGCGTCGTCGGCATGGACAGGCCGCACCGCATTGAGGGCGTGCCCGTCGACAAGATATGGCTTGATGAGCTGGCCGACCTAAAGGTTGGCACGTGGGACCGCACGATCCGCCCGCTGCTCTCAACGAAAGGACGCCAGGGAAGCGCTTGGATCTTTGGCGTTCCACGACCCAGTACGCAATTCGCGGAGCTGGCGCGCGCCGCGCAGGACCCTGCTAACCATCCTGAGTGGGCGTACTGGTACTGGACGTCAGAGGGCGTGGTCGACACCGCTGAGTTGGCTAGCGCGCGCGCCACGATGGACCCGCTTGTGTTTGCGCAGGAGTACCTCGCGCAGCGGATCAACTTTCAGGGCCGCGCGTACTACCGGCTTGAGCAGCGCGTCCACAGTGCGCATGAGCTTCAACGCGATCTGGACCGCACACTCTACCTCTGCTTCGACTTCAACAACGCTCCTGGTGTGTGCGCTGCTGTCCAGGAGTTACCACCGCCATCAGAGGCCAAGAGGCTGCACGGCGCTAAGATCAAGGACATCGTGACGAGCGCAGTCGGCGAGGTCCACATCCCGAGGCACAGCAATAGCGAGCTGGTAGCGCGCAAGGCCGCCGAGCTGTGGGGCGACCACCGTGGCATCGTTGAGCTGCACGGTGACGCATCGGGCGGCGCGCTGCGCTCATCCAGCGTGTCTGGCTCCGACTGGGACCTCATCACGCAGATTCTCAAGCGCGTGTTCGGAGGCCGTCTGCGACGCGGCTACCCCAACGCCAACCCGTCTGTTCGCGCGCGCGTCAACGCCGTCAACGCGCGGCTCCGCAACGCCGATGATGTCGTGGGTGCCTTGTTCTGCGCGCGTAACGCCAAGCGCCTCGCGGCAGACGTCGACGCCACGATGGTGCTGGATGGCACGGCTGGCGAGCTGGACAAGGACAGCGATCCGAGCGTGACGCACCTCAGCGACGCATTCGGGTACTACGTGTTTATGAAGCATCCGTGCCACGGCTACCGAGGCGGCACGTCGCCGCTTGCGTTGTGACACGACCGGTGAGAGGCTGATCCCATGCAGATCGTCGTAAGCGAGCCCAGCGAATTCATCCGGTTCACAGTCCCGTTGCGTCGCGGCTTCGACTGGAAGGCCAATGCCTGCCCATTCACGGTGCGCGTGCTGGACGGCAACGAGGGTACGCCGAATGAGAAGCGCCTCCAGACGCAGTGGGAGCGCTGCGTGCTGTACGAGACGCCGAGCGGCGAGACGCCCGAGATCCGCGTGGCCGAGATCATCGCGCGCCACCCCGACTACCCCGACGGTCGCCCGATGACGTACGAGCTGCTGGAGGACGTGCAGCGTGAGCAGCCCATCAAGCTCACGTCGTTTGCGCGCGCGTGGCTGGGCGACATCACCGTCACCTTCGACGGCATTCACGCCAGCTGTGGCATTCCGCGCGAGCAGCACGCGCGCCTCGGTACGCGCGACGTGCGCGACGGCGCGCTGGTCCTGACGCGCTTCTTCTCCGTGCTCGGTATGCGCGGCTACATGACGTGCTTCACCGGGCGCGACGTCGTACTGTTCGAGCTTGAGCTTCACGCTGGTCAAGCCGACACGCCGCATCTGTTCTTCGACGCGCTGTCGATCGCGTGCGAAGCGCTAGGCACGCGCCAGACGTACGGCGTTGAGTGCGCGCAGATCGACACGGGCGTTCACGGCGGCAAGGGCTCTGTCACGCTGATCGACAAGCGCCCGGACAGCGCGTTCAACTTCCTGCGCCAGCAGGGTCGTCGTCACTTCCGCTTCGCCGTCTACCCGATGGGCGCGGAGGACGATCGTAGCTTCGCCTCGGACATCGTGGAGAACCGTGGCTGGGGCATGTGCGACGAGTGGCTCACACAGCCCGCGTACCAGGCGCACGGTCTGCGCTTGCCAGTGCCGACGCCTTCGCTCGCCGCGCAGGCCGAGAGCTTCGTCAGCGGCGAGGCCAACAAGCTCAACGCCGCGATCGCGCAGCGCACGATGGTCGGTATCGGCACGCAAGTCGGTACGCCGAACGGTCTGACGCAGCACTTCCAGACGCCGTGGGGCTCAAACTACGGCGGCGTGACGGGCGGCGGCTTCATCTACGTGGTCGACGGCTGCGAGGTCTACTGGTCGTGCGAGTCGAAGCTGCTCAAGGAGCTTCAAACGCGCCTGCGCCTGACGGCCGACCGCATGCACACGTCGCTATGGATGGACGACGGCACGCTACCCGACCTCGACAGCCACACGGGCTGGCGTGGTAGCGGCGTGGACGGTCGCTTCGAGACGAACCGCAGCGGCACGTGGGACTTCCACACGGCGCTTGCGCGCCAGTCGGCCGACTTGACGCTGCCGGTGTCGCGCATCCCCGGCGACTTCACGCGCATGGCCGCGTGGGCTCCGATCGACTACCAGCACTATGTGCGCTGCTTCTCGGCGGCGAACGCGCTAGCGTGGCTGATGAACGACCACCTCGCCAAGGACTACGTTCACGACCTCGCGCTCAACTTCCAGATGAGCATGACGACCGACGCGCGCGTGGGCGGCGAGCACATCCGCGTATTTTCGGCACCGAGCAAGGGCACGAAGTTCGGGCGCGCGCACGGCTGGGGTACGGTCTGCTTGGCGTCGAGCTATGCACTTGGCGGGCAGAGCATCCGCCGTCGTCTGCACCCGATGCTACTCCAGCTCGCGGGCATCTTCGGCAACGCGCAGATGCCGAACGGGCTACTCCAGGCGCACGTGAACAACAAGGTGGCGGGGTCGCCGACGGTGTTCCCCGGCCTCTTCGACATGAGCGTCAGCCCGCCGAAGTTGCTCGGGGAGTTCACGCAGAATATCGAAGACTGCATCATGGTCGGGGGCGCGCGCGCGATGGTCGGATCTGGAGCGCTGGACGCAAAGGCGTGGGACCCTGAGCGTCGCAAGCTGCTCGACCTGATGAGGACGCACGCGCCCGTTGGCATCTGGGGCTTCCTGTGGGCGAACGGTCAGCGCAGCGGCCCGGCGCAGTACGCCATCACGAAGGGCTGGGACGGTGTGCCGCTGCGTCAGCCCGGTGGTACGCAAGGCACCGACAGCGACATGGTAGGCGCTGTGATCGGCTACGCGATTGACGCCCAGCTGGAGCAAAACGGCGCAGTGGACGCTCTCACGGAGCAGATCATTGAGCGCTACTGTGGCGACACGACGGACCCGCTCGGCGCATTGCTGGGCAGGACGCTTTACAAGCTCAATCTCGACAACACGGCGCCGTTGATCGCGGCGCTCCAGCGCGTATGAAGCACATCCACGTCGCGGCGTTAGTCGGCCTACTCGCTCTCGCATCGTGCAGCAGCACGGGAGGCGCGTCTCAACTGGGGCTTGTCGGCCGCGTGGTAGTGGGCTTGCCGCCCGATCACACGACAACGGTGGTGGCCACGCCCTCGGTGATCGCGTGGGACGGTGACGCCTTCTTGGCGGTCGGCTACCTCGGCGGTCAAGCGGGTGTGTTCTTGCGCGACACGGGTGGCTGGGTGTGGCCGCCGCGTGAGTTCGAGGAGGGCAAGGCGTACGTGCGCGTGCGCTCGACGGGCTTCACGTGGGAAGGCGAGTGGGGCGACCCGCTGCCGTTGCAGGCCAAGTTCGCGTTCCGTCCCGGCGAGGCCGAGGTATGGGGCTTCACGTTCGTGGAGGTCGCGCCGTGAGCGCGCGCACGCCGCGCCAGCAAGCGGCGCTGGAGTCTGCGCTGAGCGAGGTGCGCCAGCTCTCCGGCGTGACGCCGAGCGAGCTGGAGCCGCTGCTCAAGAAGGGCCGACTGGACGTCGAGTCGAAGGTCGTGCGCGCGTTCCGTGGTGAGCTGGTCTCCATGTTCAAGCGCTACCTGGTCGAGAACCCAGAGCTGTCGTGGTACACGCTTGTCGGTGCGATTGATGTAGGTCGCACGGAGCTGATCGCGCACGGCATCTGTCTCCAGTTTGAGCCCGACGAAGACGACGAGGAGTAGCGCATGGCCACGGCACAGACGTCAGCGATTCAGTCGGACCCCAGCACGAAGTCGCTGGCTTACGCGCGCATGGAAATGAGCTGGCCGATGCTCGACGCGCTGTGTAGCGGCACGGACGGTATGCGCGAGCAAGGCGAAGTATGGTTGCCGCGTCGCATGCGCGAGCCCAAGAACTTCTACAACGCACGCCTCAAGTCGAGCTTCCTCTATGGCGCGCTGTCGGACACGCTCGACGGCATCGTAGCCAAGCCGTTCAGCAAGGACGTGACGATCAAGGGCACGTTGCCCGAGCCGCTGCTGTCAATGGTGGACGACGTGGATGGCGCAGGCACGACGCTCACGGAGTTCGCCGCGTCACTGTTCTACTGCGGCTGGAAGTATGGCGTGGCGCACGTGGTCGTGGACTTCCCGCGCCGCCCCGAGATCGAGCAGGAGATCATCGCGCGCGAGGAAGGCGAGTCGATACCCGACGTCACGCCGACGAACAGCATGGCAGCGGACGCAGCGCGGAACGCGCGCCCGACGTTCTCGCTTGTGTCGCCGAAGGACATGCTCGGATGGCGCACGGAGAAGGACGGCGGCTCGACGGTCATCAAGCAGATCAGGTTCCGTGAGACCACGGTCGAGCCGGTGGGCGATTACGGCGAGGCCGAGGTTGAGCGTATCCGCGTGCTAGAGCCTGGCGTGTGGCGGCTGTTTGAGCGCGCCGCGCAGACAGCCAGCGCGGGGATGCAGTGGAACGAGATCAGCGGGATCATGACGCCGATCAGCGTCGTGCCCGTGACGACGTTCTACATCAAGCGAGTCGGCTTCATGGAAGCGATGCCGCCGCTGCTGGACCTCGCGCACCTCAACGTCGCGCACTGGCAGAGCAGCTCGCTCCAGCGCAACAGCCTTGATGTCGCGCGCATCCCGATCCTTGTGCGCCTTGGCTTCCCGAGCGACGACGCGGACGGCGAGGCGAGCGGTACGGTGGTATCGAGCAACGTCAGCTTCGAGAGCCCGAACACGGACGCCAAGGCGTTCTACTGCGAGCACAGCGGGGCTGCGCTGGCGGCTGGCGACGTCGACCTCAAGTCGCTGCGTGAGCAGATGGAGGTGCTCGGCCTCCAGCCGTGGATGCAGAAGGGCGACACGGCGACGGGCGTGGCGAGCAACGACGAGAAGTCCGAGTGCGCGGTGCAGCGCTCGGTGCGCTCGCTAGAGCTGGCGCTGCGGCGCGCGTTCGAGCTGGCGGCCGAGTGGGTTGGCGTGACGCTGTCCGAGGACTTCGAGGTCAGCGTCTTCGATGACTTCGGCATCGCGCCCGAGCGCGCGCAGGACGTTCAGTTCCTGATCCAGATGCGCCAGCAGAAGCTCATCACACACAAGACGTTCCTCACCGAAGTCAAGAAGCGCGCGGTGCTCGGCGGAGACGTGGACGTTGACTCCGAGGTCAGCGCCACGAAGGAAGAGGGCGACTCGCTGGGCATGATGTTCGGCGGCGCGCCGTTCGGTGGAGGCCGTCCGTTCGGCGGCGGCACGACAGAGGACGAGAACGACGAGGACGAGAACGATGAGCCGCCCAGTAACCGTCGCGCGCCGTCGCCGCGTGGAGTACCGTTCGGGTAACGCATGGCGCGCAAGAGCATCAACGAGCGCTTGTTGCTGGAGACGATCTTACGATCGGTCTACGTGGAGCGCTTCAAGAACGGCTCGGTGCGTAAGGCGATGAGCTTCATCAACAGCGAGTTGGTGCCCGAGGTCGTCGGCCAGCTTGCTGAGCGCTTGGCGCGCATTGAAGCGCGCGGCGCAGACCGTGGTCCGTTGACCACGGAAAGGCTGCGCGACGTGGCGCAGTCGATGCGCGCGCTGTTGGGTGACGGCATCGGCGTCAAGACGGCGAAGCTTCTGGAGGACGATCTGATCGACCTCGGCAAGAGCGAGGCGCGCTGGGAGACCGGCAAGCTGCGCGCACTAACGTCGGGGCTTGGCGTCGAGATGAACGCGCCGCCTGACTCGGTGATCCAGCAGCTCGTGTCGGAGGGCACGCCGTTCGGTAGCACGATCAAGGAGCACTTGGACGGCATCTCACGCGGAGCTGCGCAGGAGATCGTGAAGGAACTTCGCCTTGGTATCGCGCAGGGCGAGGGCATCGAGCAGATGGTGCGGCGCGTGCAGGGCACGATCGACGCGAACTACGAGGACGGTGTGTTCGAGAAGGTGCGCCGCAACGTGACGACGGTCGTGCGCACGAGCACGAACCACGTAGTGAACCGCGCGCGCGAGTCCGTGATGGACGAGAACAGTGACGTGGTGAAGGCCGTCAAGCTGGTTGCCGTGTTGGACAGCCGCACTTCGGTGATCTGCGCCGCGCGCGACGGCGAGGTCTACCCGGTCAACGAGGGGCCGCGTCCGCCGTTCCACCCGAACTGCCGGACGA